CCCGTCTCGCCAGGCTCACCCTGCGGGCCAGCCGGACCCGTCTCGCCAGGCTCACCCTGCGGGCCAGCCGGACCCGTCTCGCCAGGCTCACCCTGCGGGCCAGCCGGACCAGCCGGGCCGGTGTCGCCCTTCGGGCCAGCCGGACCAGCCGGGCCGGTGTCGCCCTTCGGGCCAGCCGGGCCGGTGTCGCCCTTCGGGCCAGCCGGACCCGTCTCGCCAGGCTCACCCTGCGGGCCAGCCGGACCCGTCTCGCCAGGCTCGCCCTGCGGGCCAGCCGGACCGGGATCGCCTTGCGGGCCTCGGGTGGGGGTGATGGTGATGTGGTGGTCGGTTGCGGTGACGGTGATGTGTGTTGTTTTCATCGGGTGATGTCCGCCTCCCAGGTGACTGGCCCGCGCAGGATGGTTGTCGTCGTGCCGTTCTGGACGGCTTGGATGTCGAACAGGCCGGAGCGGATGGTGCCGGCCTCGACGGCGGTGTCGTCGGCGGTGGCGGTGATCGTGAGGACGCCGTCGGCGGCGCGGGTTGTGTCCACGGTGAGGGGGACCTGGGCGGGTGTGGTGTCGAGTGCTCGCCAGGCGGCGGTGACAGTGGCCGCCGAGAGGTCGACGGGCTGGCCGTCCGTGTCGGTGATGGTCACGGTGAGGGTGTTGTCGTCTCCGGCGTAGACGCGCCAGGGGTGGCGGAGGGTGGGGGGTCCGCCGATCGGATGCAGCATGGGGTCTCCTTGTCAGACGCGGGCGAGGTTGAGGCGGACGGACCATCCGCCGTCATAGGTGAGGGTGCCGCCGACCGCGACGCATGGGATGGTAGAGCCGAGCCCGAGCCATGAGGGCACGCCGGTGAGCTGGACTGGACGGGTGCGGCCACTCGGGGCGATCAGGGCGGCGAGGGTGGCGTCTGGGACGCTGTGGGCGGCGTCGAGGCCGAGGGCTGGGGCCAGCTCGTCAATTCGGTAGGCGTTGGCTTCGAGGATCGAGTGCACGGCAGTGATGAGCTGATCGACTTCGGGGGCGCTGCCGGTGGGCTCGGCCAGGTGCGTGTCGATGCTCATGGATTTCAGGACCGGGCTTGCGAAGGTCTGCTGGCGGGTGTGGCGGACCTCGTCGTAGTCGTAGAGCCCATCGCCTTGGTAGTGGTATCCGACCTCGATCTGTTGGATTCCGGCCGAGACGGATGTGCTCACCTTCGTGTCTGCCAGGACGCGGGCGGAGGGCAGGGTGATGGGAGTCGAGGTGTCGGCCCGGCCCCAGGGGGCGAGGGTGAACAGGCGCGCGTTTTGTCCGGTGGCGCCCGTGGGGGTGTGGAGGACGGCGACCCCCGCCCCGTTGGCGGCGGGGGTGAGGAGGTCGTCGGCCAGGGTGTTGGTGGGGAGGGCGGCGGCGACGAGGTTGTCCCATAGAGCGGGTGAGGTCGAGGTGTCGAGGGCGGGAACGGCGAGGCGCGCGTCCGTGAGGCACGCCTGGAGGACGCGCAGGACGCGGGCACGGGCGGACTCGCGCGGCCATGGGGAGGACTCGGGGACGGTGATTCGGGTTGCGGACGCGGAGGCGGCGAGGTCGAGGGCCGTGTATGTGATGAGGGCGCGGCGGCGGGCGGTGTCGATGCTCATGGATTCCGCGGAGATGGTGCCCAGGAATGGGACCGTCGAAGGGTAGCCGCTTCCGGCCTGGGTGGTGATGTGGAGGGCGTCTCCGACGTGGCCGGGCCATCCGGTGGCGTCGAGGGGCTTGGACACGGTGACGGTGAGGCTGGCGGGCTCGGACTGGCCGGTGGCCTCGGTGCGCCCCCAACGCAGGGTGAGGGGGGCGAGGGCCACCGGGCCGGTCGGGTAGTAGGCGGGGGATGCCGGGACCTCGGCTCCCCCGATGAACAGGCGAGGCGCGGGGATCATAGGTGGACCGTCCCGGTGATGATGGCGTCCCGCTGGTCCAGGATGCGTTTGATCTGCTGGGCGGTGCCCAGCGGATCGACGGCCCCGGTGATCTGGAACGTGATGTTCGTGGGGCTGGCGGCGGGGGCCGCGTTGGCCTGGGCGGCGCGGGTGGTGAGGGTGGCCAGGCTGGGGGACGTCATGAGCGAGACGGGGCTCGCGGTGGAGCGCACGGCCTGGGCGGACACGGGGGCCTGGGTGGTGGACACCTGCTCGGAGAGCCCGAGCAGGGACTTGAGCCATGATGGGGCGTGCTGGTTGAAGAAGTTCTTGACGGAGGCGACGAGGTTGTCGATCGCGTCGCGGAACCATTCGCACTTCTCGTAGGCCGTGACGAACAGGGCGACGAGAGCGCCGACCGCGACGATGGCAAGCCCGACAGGGTTTGCGTCCATTGCGGCGTTGAGGAGCCATTGAGCACCCGTCCACACGGTGGTGGCGACCTTGATCGCAGCCTGGGTGCCCTGGTAGATCTTCACGGCCCCGTTGGCGGCGAGGATCGCGCCCGCAAACGCGCCGACGACGCCCAGGGCGACCGTGACCGTGTCACTGTTCTGCTGGACCCACTTGGCGAGGTTGGCGAAGTGGGTCATGGCGTCCGAGACGACGGGGAGGAGGCCCTCGCCTAGGGCGGCCTTCGCGTTCTCGAAGTTGGCCTGGGCGATCTGGGTTGATCCGGCGGCCGTGTCGGTCTCGCGGGCGAACTGGCCCTGGGCTGCGGCCGTCTGCTCGGTGAGCATGGCGAGGACCGTTTGGGACTCGGCGGCCTTCGCTTGGTCCCCGGTGAGCCCGGTCAGCCCCTCGGCGGCCATGCGGGCGTTGATGTCCGCTTGCTTGATCGAGACGCCGTAGCGCTCGATCGGGTCGCGCTCGCCGCGCAGGAGGGCGGAGACGGCGGAGACAGCGTCGGCGGTGGTCCCGCCGAAGGTGGCGGCGAGGTCCGACCCGAGGCCGATCAGGTCCTGGGTTTTCCCGCTCACCTCATCCATCGGGGTGCCCATGTTCTTGAGCTGGGACCCGAGGATGACGGCCAGGTTCTCGTAGCTGGACGTGGACAGGCCCACGGCGTCGGCGGCGGCCCCGGCGCTGGCGATGATGCTGTCCGCCTGGTCCTGGAAGACGCTTTCGACGCCGCCCGTAGACTGCTGGAGTTCGCTGGCGGCGTCGGTGGCGACCTTCCCGAGGCCGACCAGGGCGGTTCCGACCGCTGCGGCTGGGCCAGCCGCCGCCGAGAGGCCGGATTGCAGCTTCTCGGCCCCGGTGGCGGTCTCGTCCATCGCTTTTTTCGCGCCGGTGGCGTCACCGATGATGCGGACGGCCAGGATCGCGGACTTGGATGCCATGTCGTCACCTCCGGTGGCTCATGTCTTCGAGGATTTCCAGGGCGGTCGCGATTCCCTCGTCCGTCATGTCCTCCCAGACGGCGGGGGGGATGGCGGTCGCGATCGCTAGTTCCAAGATCAGTCGGGCTCGGCTCCTGGCCGGGTAGGGTCCACGTCGATGGCGTCGCTCTCGATCTTGACGACGTTGTCCGACCACTTCTCGAAGTTCAGGGGGGTCAGGCCGAGGCGGTGCTCGGCAGACCAGGCGAGGAATGTCAGCCACAGGGAGCGGGCGTCATCCTCCAGGGGCCAGCCTCGGCCGGGGCGCGTAGTGTCCCACCGGACCAGGTCGCGGTTGTCGGCCTTGACATCGTGAGTGGTCCACGTGCCGTCGTCGGCCTCGGTGGTGACGTGCAGGATGAGCCGCTTCATGGTGTTGCTCCTTTGACTTTGTCGATGGCCTGTTCGAGGGCGCGCTCGTAGACGGCGACCCATCGGGGCTCCAGTTCTTTGGCAGACTCGGTGAGGAACAGGCGCGGCTTGATGAAGCTGTTGTGTTTGCGACGCCCGGATGGGGTGACGGAGGCGTAGCGGATATTGGGCCAGACGCGCCGCCCCCAGTGGACGGCGCCGGCATAGGGGACGCGACTGCTTCCTGCGCGGAGGAGGGCCGCCGATTTCGTGGCCCCGGCCCGCACCGACTTCGCCAGGCGGCCGGTCGGACCGATGGGGGTGCGTTGGCGGGCGGCCGGGACCAATAGCTGGGCTGCCTCCAGGTGGGCGGCCTTCAGGTCGGAGAGGTCATCCCCTGCCTGTTTGAGGGTGCGGCGCAACTGCCGCGCCCCTTCGACGCGGATAGTGCCGCCCGAGCGGTCGAGGTCGGAGAGCGCCACGGTCAGCTCTGGGAGGGAGTGTAGGCCGCGAGGGTGGGGAGCCCGCCGACGAGGGGGAATTCGAACTCGCTGGTGATGGCCTTCTTCACGTCCCCGCCGAGGGTGACGGGCTTGATCTTGCACTGGCCGGTGGCCTTGATCTTGCCAGCGGTGGAGGGGATGAACTCGAAGGTCATCACCTCACCTGCGTGCTGCCAGGTCCAGGCGACGAGGCCTGCCATGTCGAGGTCCTGGTAGAACTCGCCGGAGACGCTGCCTGTCACGTCGCCCTCGGCCACGTAGTCGTCCCCGTTGAGGAGGGGGACGGGGTCCTCGTCCTTGATGTCGGGGGCGATCGAGGTCTTCGTCGTGCGGGCCGCGAAGTCCATGCCGTCCCCCGTGTCTCCGAAATGCAGAGTGCCGGGGCCGAGGCGGGTGAACGTCTGGGATGCCATGGGATGTCCTTTCAGAGGTTGAAGCCGGTGGTGGTAAAGGCGATTTCGATGGAGGGCCAGTAGGGGCCGCTGCCGAGCTGGACCGCGTCGGGGGTGGCCTCAGTGATGCCAAGGGGGGTCTCCAGGGCGGCGACAATCGTCAAGAGGTCGTCCAGACCGTCCGTGGGATCGTCGTCTCTGGGGGAGAGGAGGACCGGCCGCCACTCGACGGATGCGATGCCGGGTGCGGGGAAAGAGATGTGGGCGGGTGAGATGATCCACGCGACCGTCTGTCCGGCGACGAGAGCGGGGCGCACGTCCTCGGCGCGGTCGGTGATGACCAGGCCCTCGCCGTGGTCCGGGTCGAGCGTGCCCGAGATCAGGCCGATGATGTCCGCGACGGCTTGGGCGATCATGCCAGGCCCACCCGTTGCAGGTAGGGCGCGAGGATCGGGCGCGCCGGGGTGAGGGGGTCCAAAGCGGGGCGGAAGAACGCTGTGGCCGCCTCCGTGCTGGTCGGGGCGGAGTGGTCTTGAACGGTGGCGCGCCGGTGGTACAGGTTCGCGGCGACCTCCAGGGCGGCCTGGGCGCGGGCCTCTGGCGGCACGGTGGCCTCCCCGATGTAGCCGTCGATCATCGCGGATGCTCGGGCCGTGACATCGGTGATGAACTCGCTGTCCGCCTGGGCGGCGCGCACGTAGGTGCGGACCTTCTCGGGGGTGAGGACTGTCGGGGAGGCCATCGGATCACGCCGCCGCGATCTTGATCGGCTTGATGAGGCCCGGCTTGGGTGCGAAGTGGGCCGCGTAGCCGTAGACGCTGAACGCTTTGGTCAGGTTGACGACGTTGGAGTCCTGGAGGCGCAGGGGTGCGCCGGGGGCTTCCTTGATGCGGATCGCCTCGCGCGTGTAACCGGTGGCGTGGATACCCTCCCACCGGGGGATGCGCTTGACGGTCAGGGTGGCGAACGAGGCCGTGCCGGTGGCGAGCGTGAGGGTGCCCTGGTGGTCGGTCGGCTCGCCGGAGAACTGGAGGGCCTTCGGGTTGCGGTCGAGCTTGGCCAAGTGGGCGAACACGGTCGGGGAGACCGCGAGGCCGTCCATGACGTAGGGCGTCTGGTCGTAGGCGTCGAGGAGGGCAAGGAGCGCGTCGATCCAGTCGTTGACGGTCGCTGTCGCCAGGGCGGGCAGGTTGGCGGCCGGGGTCGCCTCATTCGCCGTGACCGTGGTGTTGAACACGGTGCGGGTCGCGGTCTCGATCTGTTCCCCGTACTTCAGCGCCTGGTCGTACAGGAGATCGTCCAGGAGGCTGACCGTGGCGCGCTCGATGGCCTGGAGGCTCAACTCCCCCGCGCCGCCGTAGGTCTTGACGGCGGCGGACACGGTTTTGTACTTGGCGGGCTTGCCCTTCGTCAGGTCCGCGCCCTCGTTTTCCTGCTGGGCGACGGTGACGGTGGTGTCTCCGTCGTGCATGGCGTACTCGACGGTCATGCCCTCGGCGGGAAGGTCCGTGGTGTGCAGGAACAGGTTCGTCACTTCCTGCTTCAGGGTCATGCGCGTCTCCAGTGAGCCGAGCCAACCGGGCCGGGCGATCGTGTCCGCGATGACGGCTCCCTCGTAGGCGCGGGTCGCGGTCTCGTGCAGGTCGGCGTCGCGCGTGGCGAGGGCCTTCAGGTAGTGGCCCAGAGAGCGGAAGGGGAACGCGCGTCCCTCGTCGGCCTCGCGGGTGGCCTGGTGGGAGCGGATGAGCTTCACGTCCCTGGTGAGGTCATCGAGGCCCTGCGTCAGCGGGGCGAGAGTTGCGTCCAGGTCGTCGCGGGTGAGGGTCGAGTCCGGCATGGTGGGGTCCTTTCGGGTGGGGTGTGCGGAGCGCACGTCGGTGATGGTGGCGGTGGGGTAGGCGGGGAGCTCGACCACGGAGTATTCGAGAGCCTGGGCGGACAGCCATCGGACGTGCGTCCCGTCCTCGCGCTCGGTCGCCTCGTAGTCCCCGCCCTTGAAGCGGATCGAGAGCTTGGACAGGACGCCGTCGCGCAGGAGGGTGGCCACGTCCGTGCCTCTGGAGGTCTCGGAGATGGTGGCGGTGATCTGGCGGCCCTCGTCGGTGTCGGTGGCCTCGGTGATGCGCCCGATGCCCTCGGCGTGGCCGTAGCACAGGATCGCGGAGTCGTCGGTGACGCTGCCACGCGCGAACGACTCGAAGAAACCGGACCAGACCTCGGTCTCGGTGTCGTAGGGGACGCCGATGCCGGTCAGGGTGTGCCCGTCGACCTGGGCTGAGCGCAGGGCGTAGGAACGGGTTTGCTCGGCGGTGGGGTCGAAATCATGATGCGGCATCGGCGGTGTCCTTTGTGGGGGTGGTGGCGGGGGCGGCGGTGGCGGGGATGCCCTCGATGCCTCGCGCGTAGGCGTCCGAGTACAGGCCCATCTCGATGGCGAGCTGGTGGGCCTCGTAGCGGGTCTTCGTGTCCGAGCGCTGGAGGGTTTCGACGTTGAATCGGACCGTCTGGCCTCGCGGGGTGACGGCGGTCAGGGCCTCCTCGATCTTGCGGATGTAGGCCATGAGGGTGAACCGGGTGAAGCCGATCCATTCCTGCTCAACGTTCTGGTAGGTCTGTGAGCTGCCTTCGACGGCGGCGAGCATGAGGGAGGAGGGCACGCCGAACAGGCGCGCAATCTGAGTGGTGTTGAACTTCTGGGATTCGATCCATTGGGCGTCGCGAGGACTGATGAAGATGGGCTGGTACTTCATGCCCTTGCCGAGGACGCGCACTCGCGAGGGGTTCGATCCCGCGTCGATCGGCTCGCCAGCTGCGTCGAGGTAGTTCCAGGCGTTGCGCATGAGCTTCAGGTCGGCGTCCGTGGTGGCCTGATCGGTGGACAGAACGGCGGCGGGCTGACCGGTCTCGGTGAACCACTTCTGGGAGTAGTCGCGCACGTCACGGGCCCCGGCAAGCTCGACTTGGGCCGCTTGGATCGGACCGAGGCCGAGGACACTTCCGGGCAGGGGCATGAGGGCGATGTGCTCGATCTGGTCCGTCGTGTACTGGCGGCCCCGATAGCCGATGGTCTTCTCCTCGGTCTTCGGATCGAGGGCGGGCCAGCACTCCCAGGGGTTGAGCGGATCCAGGTTGACGGTCTCGCCGTCAACGACGCGACGCAGGATGTAGGCGTTGCCCGAGACGGCCAGAGAGAGCATGAGCTGCTCGACAAAGTCCGCGCGGGAGCGGTGGATATCGGGGCGGCGGATGAGGCTGGGAACCTGAACGTCGGGGAGGCGAATCCCGGCGCGCTCGACATCGAGGGAGAGCTGGGACACGGCGGTCGCGAGGATGGAGATTGCGCGGTAGACGGCGACCAGGCCGACCGCAGAGCGGGGCGTGATGCTCTGGGTGGTCTCGGAACGGCGGGGGATCAAGGTCGCCGCGTCGGCGGCGGAGGCGGACCGGACGTGGATTCCGGCCAGGGCGAGCGCTCTCGTGAACCTCATGGCGACGAGGAAACACGCAGATGGGGGTGGGGCGGAAACTGGCGTGCGTGTCGATGACGCTGCGCGACAGTGCGTGACGCTACGAGGCGATGCCCAAGCCGAGGGAGACGGGGCGGTGGGCGTCAGCGTACAGGGCGACGCTGGCGGCGATCAGGGAGGGCACGGGCTGGGTCGAGCGGTCGCGGTCGATCAGCTCGACGCCGTTGCGGATGCGGGTTTGGGCGTTGGCCATCGCTACGCGCAGGGGCTGTGACCCGTCGTGGATCAGGGTCGCGTCATCGCGGGCGACGGACAGGATCGTCTGGTCCGCGAGGCGGCGTTCTGCGAACGTGAGGGTGCGAACCTCGTCCTCTCCCATAGCGTCGACCAGTCGGCGCGCCGGGCCCTCCGCGTCCGCGACGGGCTGGCCCGCGCCCAGGGCACGCAAGTGACGCAGGTAGTCGATCACCCATCGAGTGCCTGGGGCTTGGTGGAGGACGCGCACGACGGGCGTCCCGTCCAGCTCGTGCCAGGCGGCGACGACGGCGGCGCACGTGTTGCCTGGGGCGACCTCGAATCCGATGGTGACCTCGCGGAGGGCGGGCGGGATCGGGTTCCCGGCGAGGTCGTCCCACGCCTCCATCGGCATGAGCGTGTCGGACACTTCGGTGAGCCTGTTCATGTAGGCGCGGAGCCACTCCCCGCCGGGCATGTCGATGTCGGCCGCGAGACCGTCCTCGGTGATCGTGTTCCCCAGGGCCGGATGGAACGTCCACCAGGTGGCCGGGTCGTAGGGCTCCATACCATCGGGCATCGACCACTCGAAATAGGCCAGGCCCGGTTTCGTCCCGGCCCGCCCGGCCTCGACCAGCTCGTTCATGAAACCGCTCTGGGCGGCGGTGCCCATCGTGGACGTGTACCAGCGCTGTGCCAGGCCGTGCAGGGTGATCTGGGACGGGCGGATGCCGCCCATGATCGTGTCCCCGAGGTCCTTGGAGAAAAACCAGATTTCGTCCAGATCGAAATAGGGGCTCGTCTCGCCGTGGGCGGCTTCCTCGTTCGGGGTGAACTGGGCGAGGTCCGCGCCGTTGGCGAGGAGCTTCATTCCGGCGTCGCCCTTGCCGTGGCGGGTGTGGAAGAGGGGGGCCATGGTCGATGCCTCGATGACGCCGACCATGTCCAGCATCCGCTTGCTGGCGTGTTTTTGGGTCTGGGCGGTGGAGAACAGGTGGGCGCCCGAGAGGCGGATCATCCGGTAGACGCGCAGGGGCTGGAGGAGGGTCGTTTTCCCGGACTGTCGGGGTGTCGATGCGAGGACATCCCCGTAGTGATAGACGCGCTGGCCGTGCTCGATGCGATGCTCGGTGCCGATCGCCCACACGTAGCGCTGCCACGGCTGGGGTTCTTTGCCGAGCGCCCGGCAGACGCGCGTGATGGACGGCTCCTCGGTCAGGTAGCGGTAGTCGCGGCGGGGACCGTGTTTCGGGCGCGGGAAACGGGTGAACGTGGGCAGGGTAACGACGGCGCTCACTGCTCGGCCTCGGGCGGGTTGTCGTAGGGGCCGGGTTCGTCGCTGTCGAGGCAGAACAGGGCTTCCAGGCGGTCCAGGGCCGAGACTTCCTCGGTTTTGGGCTCGGGGAGGGCGGCGGCGACCTCGTTGAGGGCGCGGATGATGTTCGCCTGGCCCGAGGCGGCGTCGGTCGGCTTGATTTGGTCCACGGCGCGGGCCGCGCGGAGCACCAGAGCGCGGAGTCCTTGGTGCGCGTCGGTCATCACCTTGGATTTCGTGAGAGTGTCCATCTGTCGGGCAAAAGATTGTTCGACCTCTCCCGGCTCGGGCTTTTTCGTCTCGAATCCTGGCAAATATGCGGGTT